AGTCGTCGGTATCAGCCGCTGCTAGTTTTGTATCAAATACATTACCAGCCGCTGTATTATTATATTGAGTAATAGTACTAGAGATTGTACCAGTAGTACTATTATATGAAATACCTGTACCCGCAGATATTGCTCCTCGAGCATCTGCGTCAGCATATTGAGCGGCTGCTGTAAGAACTAACTTACCGTCAGCTCCATCAGCAACAGTAATATTACCATGGCCTGAATGAGAAAGAATAGTGTCTACGCGTGTATCTACACGGGCATCTGTAAAGTATAAGTTAGTTCCTTCACTAAGGTTTGAAGTCGATTTGGCAGAAAAGCCTGCATCTACTCTTGCATCTGCTCTGGCCTGAGTATAGTATAGATTCGTATTTTCTGTGATTCCAGAGGTATTCAGGGTTATATTTGCAGAGCCGTTAAAAGAAGTACCAGAAATAGTACGGGCATTTGCTAAAATAGTAGCAGTAGCTGCATTACCACTTAAAGTTGCTGTGATTGTACCTGCTGAGAAGTTTCCTGAACCATCTCGAACTACAAGTTTGCTTGCAGTATTGGCACTCGCCGCACCATCAATAACATTAGTATAGTATTGACCACCAATAGCAACGACACCTGTAGTGCCGTCAGGGTGTCCAATAAATAGCTTATTACTATCTGACTTGCCTGAATAAGCTAGTTCACCTGCGGAAAGGGTTGAAGGGGTTGTAGTAGAGGTACTACGTTTAATTCGAATCGTTTGAGCCATTTGGGATCTCCGAGATTAGCCTTAAAAGGCTCCTGCGTCAAGCGTGTCTGAGTCTCCACCAGCTGAACCTACCATTATAGGCACCCACTGGAACACTCCACCACTTGTTTCGCGATATATTTTTAATTCATTGTCGTCAGGGTCGTACCAAGTATCTCCTTCCTGGACATTTGTACCTGTAGGAGTTTCCGTCGTACGAAAATTTTGATCTGCTACCTGCTCTAGGGCTGCCTGCAAGTTTGTTGCTGTTACTGGTCCATGAGGGTTAAATGCAATACCGGAAGCACTTGTTAAGCCAATAGCAATGCCCCTAGCCTCTACTAAAGTAATATTTGTACTAATATCTAACGATACAGACTCTGCCGAAGAGTCTGTAATAGTCGTAGTAAGATCAGATACAGCAATATTAGTAGACACTATCGTGTAACTCCTTGATTAAGGGTAACTGAACCTTGCAATAGTTTTTGTACAACAGCATCACCTGCTGTAAAAATCTCTAAATCATATTGATAACTGCCTGCAGATATCTCATTCGAAGTAGCATTTGACAAACTCAGCTGAATTTTACCGTTTGCGGGGACAGGAATACTGCACGTAAACGTGCCCGTTAAAGTACTTGAAGACTTAGTCGGTCTTAGCTGAGCACGCGCAGAGTACCCGGTCAGGTCTTTCACTGTTCCGGATTCAGATACTGTAAACTCTAACGCAAAGTCGGACCCTTGGTCGATGATTAGGTTGTAGCGGGCTGCTTTCATATGATTTCCTCCATTACAGAATTATATCTAAGTTGACATTCTATGTCAAGAATTATTTTTTAGGTGGTACTAGGATATAAATATCCTAGTACTACGCTGTATTCTCCATCGTCTGTCTCAGTAAAAAAATATTCATTGTCTGTATTAGACGCCTCAGAGGTAGCAAGGGCTTGTATTGCGTCGCCCGCTTCTTGGCAGTTTTCGTGTTGAGAGACTAATACCTCTGTCCAGTTTGTTTTCATAATTTTTAAATTGATCATGCTATATTCTCCATAGTTCCTACTACTTGGTTAATCTGTGCCTGTGCTCTGGCGGAGGAAAGCCCTGCTGCTGTGAAAGATAGTGTTAAGTACTCTGTCAGAGTTGAGGCAGGCAGATAGGCCACCAGGCTCATCTGCCTCCGCCTGCCAGGAAATCCTGTACCTGCCGGAACTTGGTCAGTGATAAAGTTTGTAAGGCCCGAAACGTCAACTAGGGTGACATTGGTTGCCCCGGATGTTTGAAAGTTATCTTTATTAACATATATAGTATTTCCGACTTGTGGTAAGTTTGATATACCAGAAAGCCTTATTTCAGTCTGAGGCCCGGCACTCTGATAACCATCATGATCATATCGCACTCCGTAAATTTTATGGGGGTTTGTTCCATTATCACTCGTTGCTAGCATTGTACCCGGTACTATATCCTGTATCTTATTTCCCGCTACTACGATGGTCCAAGACCCTGTACCTGAAGGTGAATAGGCTCTAACAATATTCCCTATTGAGACAGATTGATCCTCTGCAGAGGCGTTTGCAAGAACAGTTCTTTGTAAAATAGGACGTATACTAACCTCCTTAGCATTATTTTGGTCATTGTTTGCCGTCTGGTAATAAATATCTAGACTTATCTTCTTCCTTTTAGCTACAAGCTCGGGAGCAGGTACATTAAAGGTTCCAAAAACACTGCTGCCTCCGAAAGGTACATTAAAGGCTGGGTTGTATATTGCAATAGGGTACTCTTCTGTTACATCACCAGTTAGCTTGTTTACTGCAATCGAGCCTACCGCAATAGCATCTGCAGTAATAGCGCCTGCATCAATAGCATCTGCAGTAATAGCATTGGTTGATATTTGTTCGGCAATAATCTTACCTACTTGAACAATATCATCTTTTCTTAGTTTTTCGCTATACCCGTCAGCAAAGTATTCTTTGCCAAACTCGTCGTTTGTTCTTAGTGCAAAGGTACCTGTACCAGTGAACTTCCATAGATTCGAACCCCCTCCAAGTGCGTTTGCCGAATCGTATTCGAAGTCATTCGAACCTATTTTAAGACCCACTAGATTAAGAGGGGAGGCCGACATAAGGTCATGAGTATCGTGTTTTACCCATTTTGAGTTTGTACCGTCCCAATAACTAACAGTAATAATAGTAGGCTCAACACTTGCTATTTGATAATTTGATATTCTATGGGGAAGCATATACACGTCACCGCACATATTCCAGGGCAAGGCTGAGACACCGTCTCCTCCAGCGCCGTCCCCATTATCAAAAGACCCAATGAGTCTAGTATTCGAACTGGCAGTGCTCCAGTCGTTAGATGTTCTAATATCTAATACTTCTGTCTTTGCAGGATCAAAGTATATAGGCGCTATAGCGTTGTCATATGTCAAAACCCTGGTTGAGACGGGACGCACTTGAACATTATCATTTACTCCTGATTGACAAGCTACAAGTAGTGGAGTGTCGGATAAGATCCAAACATATACTTTGCTAGTACTGCTGAGACCTGTGAAAGTCTTTCTCAGCACTGTAGATTCGCCTATTTCCGCAACCTCAAAGCCTTCTAAACTTTGTACGGTGCCATTTACTTCGCCTTCTGTGCTTACTAGAGGGCCGGCTCCGGTTGCTGTGAACTCGGTATTAGGGTTGCTATCCGCCGCACCTATAGTGGTAAAATCTGTGTTTCCTGTTGTTAATATTTTATACTTCACTCCCGCAATCAATGAACCTGAGGACAATGTTTTATTTTTCTCAAAATTACCGTTCCACTCAATAAGAGGAGAACCGTTCAACTTAGTAGGCGAGGGGCTAGTGGAGTTAAAATACCTTATATTTCCTGAGCCATAAGGCGCGTAGAAATCATAGTGGTTATTAGTTCCTACGGAGAAGTTACAAAACTTTGTGCCTGTAGAAGAGAAAGCATTTAAAGCTCTTCCCTTTCTAACAAAAGAAACTGCCTTATTTGATTTCATCACATCACCAGCAGCAAGCGTAAGAGTTCCTTTTGTGCCCGCAGCTACGTCTACTAGTATAGGCTCTTCGTTTTTGAATATATGAGTACCGCTCTCGCCTACAGCATACTGCACAGCAGTATTATTGGTCATATTAACACGAGGGCTTACTGTAGCTTGACCCTCTGGGTTGCGTCTAGTTACAACATCCGAAACAGGAACTCCTCCTATTACAGAGCTTTCACCAAGATTAAAGTTTCCTGCCAACAGAAGCTCCCCATTCACCAGGAGCATATTAGTAGTGAAAACGGCTTGATTCGTGCCGGTCTTGAGCAATTGACCTACTATAAAATCTTGAGCAAAATTTAAGCGTAGCTTTTCTCTATTGAACGCTTTATTGTTCCAACCAGCCTCAGGGTTTCTATCTACTGTTAAGTGTGTGTCATTTTTAATAGTAGCTACCCTATAGTACATATTATTCGCCGCTCTTAGGGTATCTCCTAGTTGTAGCTCTGTTGTGAACGAAGTGCCTGAACCCGTAATTACATGACTATTCGAAGCCTTACTAATTGTACCTGTTAAATTAGCTGTAAACTTATTAGTAACTGTAGCATCGCTCCACGTATCAAGAGGCATGCCCGAAATTTGCTGTTCGTAAGTATCCCGGACAATCGGTACTAGTTGGTCCGCATCGGCATCATACATAACATCATAAGGAGTAGTAGAGATCGCCAAACCAGATAAAGAGATGTCTACCCCTGTAGGTCTTGATATAATTTCAGCCTTACTAGATTGAGCAGGTTGCACAACTATTTCATCCGCCCGAAAGTTTAGTTCGGTTTGGGTGGTCCCATCTGAAGTAGCTATATCTACAGTTGTATTTGCTTTGCCTCCTACGGCTAGCCCATACTTACTCGCATAGCCTCTACCCAGTAAACTGCTACTGTTATGTGGAGGTACTGTTAGACTTACATTGGCAGGATAAGAGGTTTTGCCTGTTGAAGTAATTGTTGTGATACTAAAGATTATACCGCCCTCTAGAAAAGGTCTTGCGAATACATACTCTTGAGTGCCTGAACTGACGACTTTTTCTCTGACGAAAGTTCCTTCGGCATCGTCTTCGCCGAAGGGGAAGACGGCCTTATTACAAGTTATTTTATAGCTATCAACATCTTTGAACAAAGAACCGTCGCTATTTACAGGAGGCTCCCAGTGAAGAGAGTAAGTCCCTCCCAAGTCGCCAGGAACCAGAGATAGATTTGTAGGTTCCTCTGGAGGGGTTACTGACCTAGATGCTAGATCTGGGTAAGCCTCTTCGCTGCGAACTACTGTGTATACTTCTTCGTTCTCGATGGCACCAAATTTCTCGTTATAATGCTCAACTCCTGTAAGCGTATGTACTCCCTGAGAACCTTCCTCAATAGACAGCAGTTTATATTGCTTTGCTGTTCCCGCAACAAGTTGACCATTTGCATCTACCTCATTGATAACAAATACAGACTGTTCAGCAGGGCGCTGACTAAATTCTGCGGTAAGAGGTAAAACGTCGACTTCCGACACTCCGCCCGAAAAAGTTAGCGCAGACATATCTATGTTTCTTGTCTCTGTTTTTATCGGGCGCTCTTCGCCTTCGATACTCGCATTCTGGGCTTGGGGCATAAGAACGGTTACACTATAGGTGTTGGTCTCTTTCAGAACAACAGATCGATCTAGCGGTAATATATCAAAATCTGGATCACTATAGAAAGATAGGTCCGAAGTTGTTTGGGCTGTCCAAGAATTAAGTCCGTGGTTGCCTGCAGTTGCAAGGTTTCCTTTTCCCCAACCTCCGTTATTACTTCCTGCCCACAAACCAGTATCAAAATTAGTCTTGTCGGAAGTTTGCAAGTCAAGCACCTTACGATTACCGATATATAATCTTGCTATGCCATCAGGAATTACATATTCTATAGTAATTTTGTGAGACTGTCCGTTAAATTCGGGTATCTCTGAAATAGGAATCAGTCTAAAAACTCCGCCAGTTGTATTTCCAGTGATCGTATCCTCGCCTGAGCCTGCTCGGAATACTAGATTGTAGGCTCCTCCGCTGCTAATAACGCCTAGATAAGTACCTACACCGGTTCCCCCTATCTCAAATAGACATTCATTTCGTGTGAAAGTGGCGGGGAGGTTCGCTGTTCCCGAAATAATAGCAGTTTTTGCTCTATTCTCAGAGGAAGCTGGTACGAATGTATCGGTGGAGATGGTGACACCATTATCTGCTCTTGAGATCAAGCCTGTCGCGACCCTTCCTTTTGTAGGGTCTGAAGAAATTCTTCCGCCAAGACCTAGTCCTTGTCTTCCTGAGTCTTGTATGCTTACAATGTCGCCCGGGACCAAGAAGCCTGAATCAAGCGAAGTACTAAAGCTTACAACCTCTGTTTGGTTAACGCTTGTCCATAACTTCCACTTAGCGTATCGTAGAGCTTGGCCCTCAGAAGTACACCCAAATGCCATCGCCTCTTGCTTAATTAGTTTACCTGTTTTTGCTATATTTTCAGAATCTTCTAATAGAAGAGGTTCAAGGTCATAATTAGATTCTGGATTATTCCAAGAGACTACTATCTGGTTGGCGCGTGTTTTTTCTCCTGAGGTTTGGTAAGAGAATAGCCCTTTGGACACATTGGAGTTTGAAAAAGTATATACAGGGTCTTTAGCTTCATCAATTATAGTTTGCACTTTTCCATCTAACCAGTATAGCATACCTCTAAAAATAGTGGCCATGTCTTTTAATACTTTATAAGACTCTGCGGCTTTTGTAAGGTATATGTTTGCTCTAAAACGAGGCTCGGTTCCTCCCTTTCCATCAGGGACTAGCTCGTCACAGTATTTGGCAACTCTATATAGTTGAAATTTATCAATATCGACCTCTTGTATGAAGCCGCCTAGTCCATACCTATCATTAGTAAGTATATCGTAAAATACCCAAGCAGGATTGTCTGTATAAACAGGCTTAACTGCAAAAGAGCCATTCCATAGACCAGAGTATGCCGCAGTATCGTTAGCAGTCAGATGCCTCGGCGTATAGTTATTAGGAATTTTTACTAATCGGCCCCTGCAGTGGTACGTTCGTACAGGTAGTCGAGGATATTCTTTAGATGTAAAGCTAGTATGGGCATACGCGGTTAAAGGGTAGCTTAAATTTGATTCCGAGGTACTTTGGATACTCGTTATAGCTGCTTTTGCAAAAACCTCGTGTCCTGATGTTCCTGATGTAGCTAAGCCGTCATGTCGACTTTTTCTCTCCACTGTTATCGCAAAATCAGTAAAAGGCCTGTAAGGCTCTAGATTTATCTCCTGTTCAAACCTTATAGGCCTACTAACTCCTTTCGATCTGACTACCGTATTTATACCTTGTTTTCCGTGGTCTACTGAGAATATTTTGAAAGTATCAGAAGCAGTCCCACGATAAATTGTAAGTTTTATATCGTGTTTAGCCTCAGCTTGGTAGGATTCTCCGTTATCGATATTAACATTTCTTAATTGATCATAGGAAAATTCCAATGATACATTGCTGACCTGCTTTACCTGCTCTCCAGTAAGTCCGAAACCTCCCGCAGAAGTACCTCTAAATACAGGTGCTGCTGTGGCCGGAGTATTCGGTGTTTTAGACGAGGAGTCTACAAATTCCAAAAGGCTATTACTAAATGAAGGCCCCGCGCCTACATTTATCGAACTGCCCGCGCCGCTAAATATAGGTGCCTGGTACTGGTATCCGTGTCTAAAAGTACTTATGACATCGCTACTCGTTAGATACGCATTAGAAAACTCTGAAGGAGTTAAGGTAGTGCCATTGCTGTCCCCCGAGTCTCCATCTATTCCGCTTGGATCAACTGTCAGGCTGTCAATCTTAAAGTCTGCAATCTCCCAATCATAAGTACCATTAGGAATTGTGCCGTTAGTGTTTTGAATGGTAATATAATCGCTGTCAATATTAGCAGTACCTACAATCAGTACACTTCTATCGGCTCGTAGCGTTGCGGAAAACGCGCTACTTTCAATGAAAGACGCAACGTGTTCAGCATTGCCAAAATATATGTTTGGCTCGAAAACAGCAGAGCCTGTATTAGTAACTGTTACAGATCCCCAGATCTCTTTGCCTGTTGCAGGGTTTTCAAGTGTGGCATAAAAATTTCTTTCTCCGTCAAAAGGAGTAACATCTAGCCTATCAAGATTCGAGGTAAATTCGTTGCCTGATGAAGTAATACTGATACCCGGCAGCTCGCCTTCCACAGAGGGAGCAACTAGAGCGGGCTGAACACTTACAGTTAAGGTGGCAAGTCCAATAATTCTCAGAGGCTTATTCATAGTGAACATTGCCCCTCCATTAGTCATAAGCTCTACTCTTCTTGGATTAGAAGAAAAAGTACCTGAAGGGAAGGTGGCCGTATTGCCGTTAATGGTCACTTGACCTACGTCAGAGGTATCTTCAGAAGTTACCGAATTTACTTCGCGACCTACTATAGAATCCCCGTCAAGATAGACGCTGGATCTACCGTCTACAAGGCCCTCGATAGGCCCTTCAGATATAAGATCCGTAGCGTCTATTCGTGTTATTGTACTTTCATAGTAGAAAGTAGCATCATATTTATTCTTTTCATTTTCCGCTATCTGCGAATCTCTAGTTGTTGACATTATTAAACTCTCCTATTAACTTCCAAAACCATGACCCATGTTCCAAGGTCCGTATATCGGGGTAACGTATTCCCCTGTGTTTGCACCTAAATTGCTTGTTCTGAAGCCAATAGGTCTACCTGGTACTCTTAATTCTCCGTACAGCAAAGGTACGGGATCTCCTTCAATTACATTCTGTTGAGAGCCATCGAACAGATATGTAGGAGGCTGCTCTTTATCTACAGCCGGGTCGGGGGCCATTATCATCGCAAGGCTCGCGGTTGCTAGACTTACTCCAATCCCGAGTAGGGCCATACCTACTTGCGCGTTTGTAAAGTTTCCAAAAGCTAGAAATTGAGGGCTCGCCAGTCCAATACCTATAAGGGCTACACCCAGAATCAAAGATGTAAACCTACTTTTGGAGCCTCTTGGCACAGGATGAAACGAGATGTCTCCTAACTCTTCAGACTCAAGTATCTCTTTCTCTGACTTTTCCTTTTTATCAATCTCTACAACAAAGTCCAAGCCTTTAGAATCCGACTCTGCTAAGTATTTTCTAAAAGCACCGTCAAAGTTAGCGTCTAAAAGCTTGATTGCGTCTGATACGTTCCTAACATCGGCCTCTAGCTCAGGTGTGAAGAGCTGGCCTAGTTCTCCTTCTAAATATATTTTACGTTTCATATCTATAAATTTCCGTTAAGTGCTTTGTCCAGAAAGGGTATAGATTCTCTCTGCATGAAAGCCTGTCTGCGCAATGATGAAAAAATACATCATTACCTAAATAAACCCCACAATGATTAGGTACTTTTGAGTCAATTGAAAAGATAAGCAGGTCATGTTTCTCTGCGCTGTCTACTTTCTTAAAACCCCAACTATTGATATAATCTTCTGTGAAGTAGTTCAACCCTTTCTCCCACCATAAGTTTTCATATGCGTCTCGGGCAGGGAGTTGAATGCCTTGAGTACTGTACCAGTCTTTAGAAGCCTCGAAACAGTCCTGCACTCCGAAAATATACTCTCTACCTATAAGAGACACTGTATTGTGTTTTGGCTGTTGTACGTGGAGTTCTAGGTCTGGATAGCTAAATATATAGTAAGGTATACAAAGCGCATCGCAGTTGTTAATATCAGAATCAGAAGGCTCACAACTAGCATCTGGATGACTATGTACAATACCTACTATCTCTGCTGTTCTTTTTATTTCTAAATATTGCTTGGAGTCCATAATAAAATCATCATTATTATTCGCCAAATTTGTACAAGGAAACCATTTCAGCCTCCCTTTAAATATAGCAAAAACTCCACAACCTTCTCTTGGGTACTCAGATTCAAAATGTTCTGCTAATTCTTCTAGTATCTCTTTACTTAAATTTAACACTGGCGGGGAACCCTCCGAAAGGTATAGACCCTTGTGTTGTTGATTTTCTTGAGCCAGGTACATCAATACCTGTACTCGAGGAGGAGAGACCTATTCTTGTACCTTGAAATCTACACCTACACCCTGCAAGCGTTTTACTACAAAGGTCTATACGAGACCACAGGGTTAAAGAAGGGTCGGGAGTATTTCCAGCAGATAAACTAACATTCGCTTGCCATATTTTATTGTCGTACCTTACTAAAGCGTTTGCTGAATAAGTAGCGGAGGCAGAGTAGTCGCTCCAGCCTCTAACCTCCTGCCAAAAAGCCTGCGTAGTCGAGGGCGTTGTTTGGTTTGAATCGGTCTCACTTCTCCAAAATTTAGAGATGTGTGAGACGAGCACATCTCGAGCATACGTACCCGAAGAATACGCACTAGAGTTGGCGTTGAGCACTGTGGCGGAGACAAGAGGTCTATTTTGTGTATCAAAGAAAGCATTGTACTCAACAACAGGATTAGAGGTGTTGCCCAACACAGTAACAGAGTGATTGCTGTCTGCGGCCCAGTTACATGCACCACGAGACCTAGAAACTCCTTGATATTCCCAAGAGCAGTATTTTCCTATTATAGATCTAGAAGGTATAGTTACACCCTCTAAATCAAAGGGACTACTTAGCTCAAAAGATACAAGCGAGCTATCCTCTTCTGCTACTCTGTCTATTATATAGCGCTTAACAGGAAACTCTATTGGAGCTGAAGCATCTACACCGCCTACTAAATATTTTGCAAAAGTTGTTCTCAGAGTTATAGTCTTACCTATCAGAGCCTGGAAGTTAAATCCCGCACTTTGAAGAGTTGTTCGCAGTAGAGGAAGAACATTCGCCATCGTAAGAGTAGGCCTAGTAGCAGAGCCTTCGGACTTGTGCGAAACACCCTCTAATAGCATCGGCAAAGCTACATAAGTATTGGCGGCGCTAGAAGTATTGTTCGTAGGGTTGCCTTCAGGGTGAAACTGAAGATCTGCTATTAGCTCATTTTTTCCTGGGTGAAAAAATAAAGTAGAGCTGTCGCTAAGTTTGAGCTCAAATAACTCTACTATAGCATTATCAATAGCTAGTGTCTGGAGATCACTAGAGATTATATTATTGGTACTCATGGTTCATATACTCGTTTTAAAGTTGCACTAAGACTATAAAAATCATCATAGCTGTATGTTTTTGAATATTCGGATACTATTACTTTTACAGTAACCTCTCCTCCTGTGTTCGGTGTGGTAAAGTCAAAAGGTGTAACACCTTTTAATAAGTCAAAAAAGCCGGAAATTGCATCAATCTCCGCTTTAGTTCTATTCACGAAACTGACGGTAAAGGATTCATTAGAGCTATTTATGCCGTCCTGAATTCTTTGCTCATACCCGTCCCCAAAGGAGACTTTACGCACTCGCGGAACTGCTTGTAGCACCATTGATTTATCGGGTATTCTTTGAACCCCTGACACTGTAAAGCCTATAGCCATTATTATACTCCATAAGGGCTAAGCATTCCGCCCGATCTTTGTTGTTTTGATAGTTCTTCTTGTATAGCCTTTGATATAGCTCTACCAAAGTTCTCTACGTTTGAATCGTCTCCAGATGCAGAAGAGGAGGCGCTTCCGTTTTTATCAACTGAAACATTAACAGTTACATTATTAGTTTGCTGGCCTCCCGACTTCATTTCTACGGGAATGGACTTGCCGTTGGGCAGAGGCACAACTGCTTCTGTTCCGTGCAATATTGCGGGATATCCCGAAGTAGAGCCTCTTGCTACACCGCCGGTTGAGTAGCCTGTAGGAGGTGTAGCGATACCTCCGGTTCTGAGTTCATATTTTGCTGCTATATTTGCTCCGGCATTAGATGCCCCTGAATAGACTGTCTTGCCGGCGGAGTTTACTGCAGAATCACCGCCTCCACCGAAAGTGGATAAAGCTGCCTGAATTATTCTTGCTGCCATCATCTCCGCAACCATTCTTGCAAGGTGTCCTAGTATGGCCTTTGCCATATCTGCG